TCGGGGCTTTTATGCATGGAACAGCGAGACCGGCAGCAAAACCGCAGGCGTTGCGGCCATGTATTTGCGCGGCGTTTGTATGAACCGCAATTTGTGGGGTGTCGAAAATTTCCAAGAGATCAAGATTCGTCACACAAAATTCGCGCCGGATCGGTTCGCCATGGAGGCCGCCCCGGCCTTGCAATCATTTGCGCATGGTTCAACCTTTGATTTCATGGAAGGCGTAAAGGCCGCACAGGCGGCAAAGATTGCTGACGACGAAAACGAGGCGCTCGAGTTTTTGCACAGGCGGGCCGGGCTCAGTAAGAGCCGCAGCCGCGCCGCAGCAGCCCGGCACGTGAAAGAAGAGGGCAGGCCCATTGCCAGCGTATGGGATGCCGCGCAGGGCATCACCGCACTGGCCCGGGATATCCCGCACCAAGACGACCGCATCGAGCTCGAGAAAAAGGCGGGCGCGATCCTCGATAAGGTAACGGCCTAAACACCGGCCCGCAGCCGACCAACTGGCCCGCCACCCGGCGGGCCTTTTTTTGTGCTTTTCATACTGGCAAAAATCCCATATAAAAAAACTACGTGAAAAAGTATCAAATGATACTTTGCGAATAGGGAACGAAAACCAATGACAAACACAGCAGAAAATTTGATCCTCGACCGCTTTTCTGACGAGGCCCTGACGCAGGCCGAGCCGACCGCATTGCTGGCACTGGCAAAGGAGCTGCGCGAGCAGCGGGACGAAAACGACCGCGCCCGCGCCAGTAATGCCGCAGTCATCACCGACTACCGGCGCAATCAGGAAAAGCTTGCCGATGCCCTGATGGTCATTCTCGGCGATCCTATCGAGGCGCTGGTCGAGTCGAAGATCGAATATTCGTCGCGTTCATTCCTCGAGGATTTAGTCGACACGGCCATGCAGGATTTCGACATTGACGACCACCGTTGCGCCATCGATGACATGATTGACGAGCGGCTCAGCGAGCGGCTAGGCGACACCGAGAGTGAAGACGACCGGCAAGCCGCGGTCGAGGAAATCGTTAAAGACGTTATTTCCGGTTCGACAATCTCGATTGACATATAAGGGGCCAGATAATGACTCAATATTTTGTCTGTGAGCCGTGCTGCATCATGTATCGCGATGTGATCGCCGATGATTGCGAGGAATGCGGGCGCGAGACCGTGCCCATGTCCCCCGCTGACGCCTTGTCGGTTTTAGTGTTCGACGAGATGCTGACCGTTCACCCGTACCCCGCCGAGCGCGACCAGTAACCGGCCAGCAGCCGAACCAACCCCAGCCCGCCCGGAGCGATCCGGGCGGGTTTTTTATTTGTCCTTTTCCCAGTGAATCATGCCCGGCCCCGGGCCTCGAGGACCGCGCCAAACGTACCGAGCGCCGTGCAGCTCAATTCTAGATTCGCGGATTTCGGCCCGAAACCCCCGGAAAACGGGCAATTCTCGAGCAGCTCGAGGCACTAGGACACGGCAACCGGGCACGAGATCGACGAGAGACGGCTTTTTGTGCGGCGAAATCGCGTCAGCAGCGGGCGGAACCCGTGCCCGTGCAGCTCGATCCGCGCCCGCTGCTGAACGAAATCCGGCGCACGGGCCTCGATCCTCGAGCAGCTCGCCGTCCTCGAGCCCGGCCATCGATCCCCAGCTCGACGAGAGACGGCCTTTTGTTTGTCAAATCGGGATGCAAACACCGCGATCCGCGCCCCTCGAGGCCCAGCAGCCGGGCGACCGGCCCCGGATTTTTTCGCCCTTTTTTATGGTTTTTGCCCAAAATCGCCAAAAAACCGCAGAACCCGGTCGCGAAATCTGGAACGAATTTTCAGCAAAAAATCGCGAATTGGCGGATTTCCGCCAGTTTTGCCAAATTTTTTTTAGGATCGAGGACCGGGTCGCGCCCGCTGCCGAGCGATTTTCGCCGCACAGATCGCCAGATCAGGCAGGGGCCCCGGCCTATCGGGTCAGATCGGTGGCCCTCGATCATCGGATCCGCGCCCGCGATCCGCCGGGCCCACACGCGCCCAGCCGGTTGCAAGGGCCATGTTTCTGACAAATAATCCTGTGAAAAATGATATGGATGTTTCACGTGAAACACTGCCTAATTATTAGGCAGATGCTCAAGGCTTGTTCACTGTCAAATAAAAAGGCATATTCTTGCATACTGTTTGTGCACTTTAGGGTCCCCCGATGGATGTATCTGATCAGGAGTTAAAGCTCCAACTCCGTCTCGCGCAGCTCGAGAAGAATGAAGCTTGTCAGAATGAGTTTCTGCCGTTTGTAAAATCTATGTGGCCCGAGTTCATCGCTGGTCGGCACCACCACATCATCGCTGAAAAGTTAGAGCGCGTAGCCCGTGGCGAGCTGAAGCGCCTGATCATCAACATGGCACCGAGACACACGAAGTCTGAGTTCGCATCCTTTTTGTTCCCGGCGTGGATGATGGGCAAGAACCCGAAGATGAAGATCATTCAGGCTACCCACACAACGGAACTTGCGGTTAACTTTGGACGTAAGACGAAGAACTTGATTGACAGTGACGAGTACAAGGAGGTCTTCCCGAATGTCAAACTCGCTTCTGATAGTAAAGCTTCTGGTCGTTGGGACACTGCTTCTGGCGGGATGTACTACGCCGTGGGAGTGGGATCGAACCTTGCCGGGCGTGGTGGCGACTTGGTAATTATCGATGACCCGCACTCAGAGCAGACGGCCATGTCGGCCAACGGCTTTGATGATGCGTGGGATTGGTACACCGGGGGCCCCCGGCAGCGTCTCCAGCCGGGCGGCAGTATAGTTCTGGTCCAGACCCGGTGGTCCGAGAAGGACATGACAGGGCAGTTGCTCCGTGCGATGGCTAAAGATCCGCTAGCTGACCAGTGGGAAGTTGTCGAGCTCCCGGCCATTTTTGATGACGACAAGCCCTGTTGGCCCGAATTCTGGTCTCTTGAGGATCTGACCGCGGTCCGCGCATCTATTCCCCCGAGCAAGTGGAACGCGCAGTATCAGCAGAACCCGACGGGTGAAGAGAATGCGATCATTCCTCGTCAGTGGTGGAGGAAGTGGGAGAAGGACAACATCCCGAATCTGGAGTATGTGATCCAGAGCTACGACACGGCGTTCTCGAAACGCGAAACTGCTGACTACTCGGCGATCACGACTTGGGGTGTTTTCAGGCCGGAGGAGATTGGGGGCCCTCCGGGACTCATACTTTTGGACAGCACGAAGGGTCGGTGGGACTTTCCTGACCTCAAGCAAAAGGCTTTGGAGCAGTATAAGTATTGGGACCCCGACACCGTCATCGTGGAAGCCAAGGCTTCTGGTATGCCGTTGACTCATGAATTACGAAACATGGGAATCCCTGTTGTTAACTTTACGCCTAGTAAGGGTAATGATAAGGTTACGCGAGTTCATTCTGTATCGCCGTTGTTTGAGGCGGGCATGGTCTGGGCCCCCGACACCACCTTTGCTGATGAGATGATTGAGGAGGTGGCGGCGTTCCCTAACGGGGAGCATGACGACTTGGTCGATAGCATGACGCAGGCTTTGATGCGTTATCGGCAGGGGAATTTTGTGCAGTTGCCGACTGACGATTGGGACGATGAGGATACGGGAATGCAAGTTAGGGCATATTACTGATGGCTGAGAGACCGCAACCGCGGGGCTTTGACGTAAATCAGCCGGGCTCTACTCAGGAGACTTTTACTGGATTAGTTCAGGGCGCGACCACGGACCTTGTTGGCGGCCTTGCCGACCTTCTTCCGTATGCTCAGTACCTTATAATGCCTGATGTAGCCTCTATTATGCCGGAGGCCGCAGACGAGATTGTCGCGGAATATGGCTCAGAGGCTTTGGGCGAGAAGGTTTTTGGCACGGCTCCTACCCCAGAGTTGCAGCGTATTCGGGATGACGCTCGTCTTGTAGGTAGTCTCGCGGGTGCCGGTGAGGCGATCACGGCCCGCGGCGCTAACATGGCTGCTGACGGCATTGCTGCGTTTATGAAGTTTTTGAATCGTGGGGAGGCGGTAACGCCGGAGGGTATAACTGCGGCGTTACCGGATACCTCTATTACGGAAATGATTGGTGGCTTGATGGGCAAAGATGGCCCCAGCAAGTTTAGCGAGGCCCGCGCAGCGCGGCGCACGAAGACCGATCAGGAAATTTATGACGAGCTAGCGGCGTACTTTGACGAGGCCCCTCTGGGAGGAGAGCGTGATTCTTTTCGGTATGTGGTGCCGGGGGTAGAAGATTCGACACTTAAATTCAATCTTGAGCTCGACGAAAGAGGTCGAGAGGTGGTTTCGGATAACAAGGTCAGCTCTGCAAATGACTATCTGACTGTTTCTGATCACCCGTTGTACCAGAACATTTTTGGATTGAAGCCTGATGTAGCGAGGGCCCGCATAGCTCAAACGGAAGGTGGGGACACATTCATAGACTATGAAACTATGAATAATTTGGCGGATGGCACCAAAGACGTAGCGCGGTTCCCGGAGCTTTCCGAAATTTTGGACTATCCTGAGTTGTATGAGCAGTACCCTCAGTTAGCTAAGATGAAGGTCTTTCGTCTGGTAGATGCCGAAGATCAGGGGATTCAAGCGGCATATATTCGTGATGGATTTCAGAATAAGCCGGTTCTTATGATTGGGGACACGGTGGATGCGAGTTCTCTTCAATCGTCTATTTTGCATGAAGTTCAACACGCGATACAGGCTATTGAGAACAACCCCGGGGGCGCTGCGTTTACTGATATTTACAACCGGCTGGATCAAGCGTTTCCGGAGGTCGATGAACGGTACAAGCGAAAAGCGGCCTTAGAATATTACCGAAACTCATACGGCGAGGTTGAGGCTCGTATGGTACAGCAGATGTTCCGAGATCCGGGGTCTAAGGAGGTTGTTCCGACGGCTTTGCGTCGTGAGATGGTTTCGGATGCAGATGTGAATGTGGCGGAGAGCGATGCAGTTGACCGGTTTGGCGGTATTCAGGAATCGCGGCTCACGGGCCTTAGCCCCGAAGAGATGGGCGAGAAAATTGGCGGTATTCAAATAAACCCGGCAAATGAGCCGGGCAGGTTTTTCCTTTCTGACTTGGGCGGATCGGAAGTAACTCTCACGCCTAGTGTAGACATAAACGGCAAGGTGATGCCCAACACGATAGAGATTTCTGTTCTGTTTGGAAAACCGCGGCGTCAGGGCCACGGGTCAGAAGTCCTGAATCGCATAAACAAGCTGGCGGATGAGACGGGAACTACCATGAGGTTGTTCCCTACCCCTATTGAGTCTCCGGGACAGCCGACTATTCGTCTTGACGATCTTGTAGATTTTTACAAGAGCAAGGGCTTTGAGTTTGAAGACCCGGATCCTAACATAACTGAGCTTGATCGTTACATGGTCCGTTATCCGCGAAAGGCGGAGGGTGGTGTGATGGGCATGGTCGATCTTGCGAGGAACGCGGGCCGCGGCCCTCGGGGCGTAGCTAGTCTAGCCCCTGTAGCTAGGAATATGAACCGGTCTATGTTAGGTTGACGTAAAGGAGATTATACATGGCGCGTGAACCGATTGCCGGGATGGTAGAAACTACGGTCCCTACGCAGCTTGATCCGGAGGATTTAGCGGCAGAGGTAGAGCTGGAGCTCCCGGGTAGCCAAGAGACCATGGCTTTTGAAGGCATGGACATTGAGATTGTCCCCGAAGACGACGGCGGTGTTGTGATCGACTTTGACCCGCAAGACCAGCGCGGACAAAACGATGACTTTTATGCGAACTTAGCAGAGGAAATGCCAGATCGTGAGCTCGGGCGTATTGCCAGTGAGCTTCTGGGCGAGTTTGATGCTAACAAAGCGAGCCGACAGGAGTGGGAAGATGCTTACGCCAACGGTTTGGAGCTTCTTGGTTTCTCCTACGAGGAGAGAACCCAGCCGTTCCGAGGAGCTACCGGTGTTACGCATCCCCTGCTTGCAGAGGCAGCTACACAATTCCAAGCGCAAGCCTTTAACGAGTTGCTGCCAGCGTCTGGGCCAGTGCGTACTGCGATCATCGGAAGTGAAACTAGGGAAAAACAGCAGCAGTCTGACCGCGTAAGGCAGTTTATGAACTACTACATCACCAATGTGATGGAGGAGTA